CATCGCCCTGCGCCTGCATGTAGTTGCCGCCGTTGTTGGCGTAGTTCTGCCCGGCCGAGACTGCGTTGTTGGTCGCCGCCCCGCCCTGCCCGGTCACGCGCATCAGCCGCTCGAAGTAGTTGCCGAACTCACCGCTCGCGATGTTCGAGTTGTACTCGGTGACGCCGCGCATCGCGTTGCCACTCAGCGCGCCGCCGCGCGCCGCCGCACCCTGCTCAATTCCGCGGATGCCCTCATTGCGGCGGAACTCGTAGTCGGGCGAGGTGAAGAAGCGCGAGAAGTTTCCGGCCGTGCCATCGGCCGAGGTTCCGCTGCCAGCGGCCGGAGCGATCGGCCCCGCGGCCTGCTCGTTCACGGCGTTTGGGTCGTACTGGTAGCCGCGGCCGCGCAGCGCATCGATCTCCTTGATGAATCGATTGAGCCTGGGATGGTCTCCCTTGATGGCGGTGCCCGTGCGCAGGTAGTCCTCCAGCATTGCCCGGCGCTTGTCGGCTTTCTTGCCGGTCTTTCCGTTATCGAATGAGACGGTGCCGGTGATCGGGTTAATGATGCCGCCCCACCGGCCCTGCCGATTACCGAGCGAGCCGCCTGCCCAGTTGTCATAAGACGCGCCGATCAGTCCGTCGTTGCTCCTTCGTCCTTTGACCGTAATCGGCCCACCCATCATCGCGTTCGACCCACCACCACCACCCATCTGATTCAGGGCGGTGTACTCGGGGATCTTGTAGCCGTAAAGGGTTGCGAGGTCGGAGGTCGCGCCATACCCGAGCGCGCGGGTCGGCTCGAGCATATTGAGCGCGTTGTAGTACTGCTCGCGCTGCAAGGCGAGTGCGTTCTTCGATCCCTTGCTCGCGGCGTCCGCCGCCTCGCTCGATGAGTACATGCCAGCGGCGGCACTGATCGCCGCCGCCGCGAGTAATTGCCATGCCATGTTAAGACCTCAGCTTGTTCTTTCGTACATGGAAACGGTCACGCCGCAGACGTCGCCGCTCCCGAGAAGTGTCCACACCCCGAACCCGTAGACCTCCACCGGGTCGGTGGCGGTCAGCACCCGCGCGCCCACCGGCACCGACTGGCGCGCGATCACTTCGACATAAAACCGCCTGAACCAGGCAGGCGACCATTGTTCAGGAAATCTAACAGGATCGGCCATCAGCGCACCTCGAGGGTGGTGTCGAGCACCCGCACCGGGACGAGCGCGTCGTCGACGCTCATCCGGTAGACCCGATCGACGGCGCTCCCTAATCGATTCCAGCGCACTCGGTGGGCGTACTGCCCGGTCCTGCCAAGCTCCCGCGCCGGCATCGACGCCCAGGTATTTCCGCCGTCGTTGCTCACCTCGAGCAGCACGTGCGGGACCTGGTTCGACGGCGCATCCCCGGTTCGGGCAACGAGCTCAAGCTGCGAGTGAAAGAGTCGGCGGTTGGTCTCGTAGACCTGCGGGTAGGTCCACTCCCTTCGGAGGATTCCGCCGAACTCGGTGTAGTTCGTGTCGGAGAGGTAGCCGATCGCGCCGGTGACGGAGGACTGCACGAAGACCCGGCCGAAGCACTCGACAGAATCTGAAATCAGCCAGTGACTCTGGCCGTAGGTCGAGCGCTCGTGCCACTCGTTCGTGGTGATGTCGAACACCCACGTCGCCCCCGCTTCGGGGAAACGGAAGACGACGAACAAGTGCCCGTTCCAGGTGAACGGGAACGCCTCGCAGTCATCGACCCGTGAGTAGCTCGCGATCTTTTCTTCGACGCCGTGCTGCGACACGCGCACCGGCGTCTGCTCGGCGAGCCGCCGGATCGTGCGATCGTGCGCCAACCAGAACACGGAATTGTCCTGCTTGGCGATTCCCAGTCGTGCGAGGCAGCCGTACTCGAGCACGCCACCGGAGAGGCGTGAAAACGGGAAGCCGCTCAAGCCCTCGTTCCACCAGATCTCGGTCGTCTGCTGCCCGAACAGCAGCACCTGTCGGTGGTCGACCTTGAGGCCGACAATGTCGTCGGGGTGCGATTCCGCGGTGGCAAAATTCAGCGGCGGGTAGACCGCGCCGTTGTAGAGTTCCGAGCAGCCCCACCGTCCCGTGCCCGATTCGGCGTAGACGACGTAGCCATCGACGTAGTCGACCGCGGTGAGCGCGGGCAGGTCCTCGTCGGTGATCGGCGCGACCTCGCCGGAGGTGTAGATGTACTTGTTGTCAAAAACAATCTCGGTGCCATTACCGGCGAAGGTGAGCTTGCCGCTGCCAGGGAGATCGCCCAGCCGCGTGACCACGCCGTCCTCGGTGATGCGATAGAACCCGTCGCCGCTCACCGCGTAGAGTGATCCGCGCATGACGAACAGTCCCCGTCCGGGGCCGGTTCCCAGTTGCGCGAAGGCGACGATCCCCGGCACGCCCATCAATTCCACCGGTCCCTTGCCCGAGACGGTCGCCTGGGCGTAGACGTTCACGAGCCGCGCGGGCGAGCGCGAGGGCGCGTTGTAGGAATGAATGGGCATTCGCACGTCAGTCCCCGGTCAGGATGTTCTGCACGTCGCCGTCGCCCTCGCCGCGCGGGAGCTTTCTGCTCACGTCCGCGACGCCCAGTTCCGCGCGCACCGCCTCCCGCAGCAGCCGGTCGTAACCGTGGGTGGCGATCATCCCCACCGCCGCCGGCACCGCCCGCTCGTACTGCGAGGACATGAAGATCGCGAGCAGGGCCTTGACCGTGGGGACGGTGTTGGAAGGACCGGGGTATTCCGCAGAGAGGTCGGTCTGCGGGTACTGCCCGACCTCGATCCCGTCCGCGCTCCAGTCCTCGAGCAGGTCGTTCAACGAGGTCAGTCCGTCGGCGGCCTGTTCGGGTGAGGGCTGCTCGACTTCGTTCAGCACGCCGAGGTGCGCGAGCGCGCCGCGGATCAGGTCGAGGTTGGTCGCCATTACAGCGGCCGGAAGGCGAACGTCAGGTTGCCGGTCGCGGTCCCGTCGTCGGGATCGCAGATCAGCGACGTGTCGAAGCGGATGCCGGGGAACGTGTACATCGCCCCGACCGCGGCGGACACCGGCAACGACAGGACAGCGGTCGTCCCGTCCTTGATCACGGTCGTGTGCGCGGAGATCGCGGCGTTGACGTAGATCCCGTAGAGGATGCACGGGCCGTTGTAGATCGTGATCGTGTCGGTCGTGAGTGCACCCGAGACGCCGTACTGGCACTCCTGGTGAACGCCGAGCGTCGCCGCATTGGAGGTGCCGTCGGCTTGCGGCACCCAGTGCATGTACGTTGCGGTTCTGGACATGTCAGTTCCTTAGTCCTATTGCGAATTTGCGGAGCTCGCCACGGATTTCAGTCCGGTAGGGAGCGGGAATGGAATCGCCCTCGGTCACGGCGTCATCCACCAGGAGGCACTTGGGCCGGCAGTCGTGCGTCGCCATCACCCCGAACAGGATGCGGCGATTCGCTTCCTGCATCGGCGGGCCGTCGCACAGCACCAGCTCGAACTGGTCCCACGGCAGGCGCGGGACGCTGTACCACTTGCCCGCGGGGTAGTCCTGCAGCGGAGCGTGGTGCACAGAGACGTTGTCGAGGTTGAGCCGCTCGGCCTCCTCACGTACCCGCGCCGCCCACGCCGACTGGTGCTCGAGCGCGTGAATGATCAGTGACGGATTGGCCGCGGCCATGACCAGCGTGGTGAGTCCCGAGCCGGCCTCAAGAGCAGCGCCGTTCACTTGGCGCGCCACCATCACGGCGGCCTTGAGCAATTCCGGCCCTGCGCTCCACGGGTCGTTGCCCCACTCCATCATCAGCTCGAAGTAGTCCTTGTCGGTCTCGGTCCCTGCAGTGATGCGCTTGAGCGCACCGACCAGCGCCAGCCCGTGGACCTTGCGCAGGTGCGAACTGAGCGTCCCGACCCACGACTTCTCGCCGCGGTGCTCGAGGTAGCAGTCGGGATCGACGTGGACCTTGCCGCCCACCGCTCGCCACTTGTGGCAGAAGGCGATGTCGCCCGAGAGGCGCGCACCGTCGACGATCAGCCGCTCGAAGATGCAACGCACCTCGCGCCCGGTTGAGGTCGTATAGGTCGCCGCGGTCTCGGCCAGTTGCTCGAACACAGCACGACGGATGCGCAGGAACCCGGTCGCGAGTCCCTTCACTTCGATGCAGCCGTCGGCCTCTGACCAGAGCTCGCCGTTCGGTAGCCACACCGGGTATTCCTCGATGTCGACTTTCTTCGGGTAAGCGCCGCCAACGACATCGCGGTCGTGGGACAGCAGCCGCAAGAGGTCCGTGTTCTGGAACCCGATGTCCGCATCGATGAACACCAGGTCGCTGCAGCCTGACGCGAGAAAATCCGCGACCAGGGAATTGCGCGCGTCGTCGACATGACAGTCGCCGAGCAGCAGGCCGAGCTCGACATCCCAGCCGGCCTCCAAAAGCGCGGGGTGCGCGCGAAACAGCGAGAACGCCGTATGGCCCGAGATCGGACCATACGACGGCACCGCCAGGAAGACCCGACGGGAATGACTCCCCGCCGGGTTGTGGTGGATCAGCAGTCCCATCAGGTGACTGCGATGAACCCCAGGTTGACCAGCGCGTTCTGCAGCGCCGTGATCTCGGCGCGCAGCTGCGTGGTCGTCTTTGTCGTCATCTGCGCGAGCGTCGCCTTGGCAATCGGCGTGGCACCGTAGAAACCGATCAGGTCGCTGCTGGTGTTGCCGATCACGATGCCCTCACCGCCGCCGTAGCCTGCGACCTCGGGGCCGCTCGAAACGTAAGTCGTCGCCATGATTCAAATCTCCATAAAAGGGGAAAAACCGGGGGGATAAA